GATTATTGCCAGAATTCAACCAAAAGGCTTCTGCCAGACTGTGATCGAATGAATCACGCAATGGCAAATTCTTTGAACGCGCTTTGCGACGATGGTTAACGATAGCATTATAAGCTTCGACAACCGTCATATTCAAATTCTGCGCGTTAAAATGCAAACCCATTGTTTGATAAAACAAATAAGGGTCTGGATCGTCTAAATCCGCAGTATCCCAAGCAGCCGCAGTTGTATCGTCACTGTCAACAAGGCCTGTTGATCCGACATAACGCTTGTTCGTTTCAAAAAACGGAACAACCTCGCCGCCGATACCTGCAATACCTTGATAAGAACGGTTCAATTCTTCCATTGATCCATTAAAACGATCAAAAGCAAGCATTGGCACGTAATGAGCCATTACATTGACGGCAACACCGTTCATCAACAATTCTGCAGTCTCTTGCATCTCAATATTGACGCGAATTCGACCACGCTGAACAGCGTCCTCGCGCAACATTGGGATATATTTAAGAGGCAAAATTTTGCCTGCATCGCCCGAAGTCAAAACACGACCTCGATCGCTGCGAACCGACCGCTTAAGCGGCAACGGATTAGTTGGGATTGTTTCTGTCAAACGCATATTATTTGCTCCTCAATTTGCGTTTAATTATACGCCGAATTAATCGGCGCATTTTCATGCATCGCTTGCATTTCATTGAAACCAATTGGGCCATGTGCTTGGACGAGTCCAAACGGCAACACCTGCAGCAGCCAACATTTCATTATAATGAAATAACGGGTCATTCGAATTTCGAATAATCTGATCTAACTCAGCCATCGAACGACCACTACGTTCAGAAACCTGACGCAATCCATCATTATAAGCAATGTCCGCTTCAACAGTAAAAATACCTGCCTCTTGAGCAATATCGCCATAGCGCTGCTCATAGGCTTCAGCGTCAGGAATCCAAGGCGCGGTAAACTGATTATCAGAACCAATCCCAAAAGGATTAGTCTGTGAATTATAAACAACATCGCGCCTATTATCAGGATTGGACGGGTTAAACCCCGTTCCAACCTCATTCCTGCGATACATTGAATCTAAAACGCTAGAAGCCAACGCACCTGTATATTCAATATTTATTTCTCGCTCACGGCGCTCTAAATCACGCATTTCGCGATCTAAACGCAGCTGAGGCGCGTTAATAATCGCATTACTAACACCGCCAAGCAGCGATCCTTTCCAAGTTTCGGCTTGACGACTTAACAAGCCCGCTTGCTGAAACATTCCACTACGTAAAACAGTTAAAGGGTTAAAACCCGCACGTAGAGCAGCATCACGCATCCGCTCAAACTGAGTAGTTTCACGCTCTAAAGCCATATCGTTTGCACGATCAATGGCTTCGTTTTGGCGCTTTTGCGATTGTCGATCAACTAAACCTGATACGACTGCACCACCTACTGCGGCACCAACTGGCCCCAATGGTGCCAGTGCAACAGACGCCAATTTGCCAACAATTCCAGAAAACAGTCCCATTAAAGGGCCTCCACAATATAATGCAAATACAACGCAACGGACATCAACGTTCCCGCTACTAGTCCAATTGCTAAATCAACGAAAAACTGGCGCATTGCGTTCTTCCTCCGCGATCCGTTGTTTCAACTGCTCGACTGAAAAAACGCCTGCCATAAGATACAACATGGCTTCGTGCGCCCATTGCTCAGCGCGAGGGCCATGCTTGTATTCAAGCCCGACCCATCGCTTCGCCAATTCTCTATCCATCTGTATTGCCTCCACGCTCTAGATGGGATAACCCCAAATCCGCAGCTAACAGCAGTAACGCTGTTAACAACTGCTCAACTTGGACGGCCTGATCATTGGCTATTCCAATACCAATCAGAGCGCCGGTCGCCATGCTACCTATGCGTCTAATTAATGGCTTCGCCAATTCAGCTAATAAAAAACGCCACATAATCAGGGCCTCTCCAAAAAAGTCCCATAATCAAGAGTATGTTAAATGCATAACAGACTCACTTATGGATGTATCCTAACCTCATGTGATTCGTTTAAGTTGTCAACTTTTTTTTAACACCAAGGAATAAAATCTTTCCTAGCAGACCCGCCGCCACGCGGCTTATTGTCTTTCGGTCTGGGCTTGCACCTATCCCGCAATGGCTCTCGCATTGACTGTTTTGCAACAGGGGATTGTATTTTTTGCGCTGCGCTTCGCCGTTCGGCGGGTGCTACGCCACTCAATGCCACTCTTGGAACACTTCGTGATAATTCAGACCGTTGGAAGCTATTCTGTTGGACTTGTCTTCGAGCGCTTGGCACTCTTCGACTAAGTCTTCGTGATATATTAACCGCGTTAGCCGAAACTGTGTTAACACTTCTTCTAACGCTTCTTCTTCTTCGTCTACTTGCCACCAACTCGATCCTTCGCTGTAAATCCACACAGTGTCATCATACGTGCGGTAATGTATTATAGTCGGGATACTATCATAAAATCCCTCTAAATACCGCCCGTAATCTACATAACTCTCAGAAGAAGTTTTACGTAAACCAGTAAAAACAAATGGTTTATACTGCTTTTCTTTCTTAGACATGACAAAACCCTTCCCAAGATTGTCGAGCCAATCGCTCGAAGGGTCTTTACCATATTTTTCTTTCCAAAGTCGGTAAAATTCGTCAAAGAAATTGCGGCGCGTTGCACCTTGCATCGTAAACTTGCGTTCTTTGCCTTTGTCATCTCTAACGCCGCCAATCTTATATTTAAAATTTCTTGGGATAATCCCGTGCTCAACATGTTCACGGGCCAATTCGTTAAAAAATTCATATCCCAAAGGCGGCTTTTTACTCATTGCCAAATGGTTGTCTGCGCTACGCGCATCTTGGTCTTTCAAAACGTATTTAAGAACGTATTTAAAACCGCCCCAGTCTGGCTTTTGCACATAAACAAAACCATGAGGCCATTTATCCCACATAACCCTTTGTTCGAGTGCAAATTGCGGGTCTTTGTCTTTAAAAAAAAGGATTATATGCCAATGGGCACGACCTTTTTTAGATCCATATTCGCCCGCGACTATGTATCTAACCTTAAAGCCTTTACGAACCCGCTTTAAAAAATCCTGCACGTCCTTGTAAACAAGCACAGCAGCATTCACACCCTGATCATTATCATAAGTCAGGGTAATAGCGTAGGTCTTCACGGAATACCTACTTTCGGCAATGCATCGACCCACCAAGTCGTTAACGCGGTCACGCTTACATTGCCAACAAAAGCGACACGCAACCTCAGTGCTTGAATCGATTTTTGTTGGATGAATACACAAAATAGCCTCGGCGCGCTTCGTTTGGTGTCACTAAATGCATACCCGAACAAGAGAGAGTAATGCTTCCGAGGCTTCCCCCCCTCCATTACATGGAGATTACGGGGGGAAAGCCTCTAATCGTTGGATGCAAACTTTTTCCAATCCTGCAATTCCCAATGGGCAGGATCGTAAAACGTGGGAAAATCCCCACCCCAACGAATCTTAATGTTCCGCTTGCGCGCTACTTCTTTCCCGATAGCGCCCAAAACGTCCCATTCTTGCTTTGACAAATCCCAAAGCCTACGCGCGTGGACAATATCGACCGCACACCCATATTGGTGCGGCGATTGTCCTTTACGCGCTCTAGAAAACCCATCATCGAACAGCTGTTGCTGCCTCTGAGGGCTTCTATAAAATTCAGTGGGAACAACAGGAATCTTGCGGCGTTTACACGCCTTATGAAACGCCTGCCAAAAATCCTTAATATCAGGATGGACAGGCTCCCAATCTATCTCTGTCGTTCTACGCCGATAAGTTCGGCCCTCAAAGGCGGCCTGATCAACAAGTGACCAAGCCGCTTCGCTGAATTTTTGCTTTGGGTTCCAAAGCTCACACAGCTTCAGTAGGGGGCTCAGAAGCTGTCGCATCTTCTTTAGCCTCTACTGGCGCTGTATCGGCCACTGGCGCGGCCTTAGCGGCGATTTCATCGCGCATACGCTGAAGTTCCGCGCGCTCTTGTGCAAGCTGCTCATCGCGGCGCTTTTCATTCAGCTTAACCCAATGCATCATCCGCGCAAATTCGTCATTGTTACGAACACGCGGTTCAATGTTTACATGGCTGTCTTTCGGCTCCAAAGAGACGCGCTGGTCAATATCGGGGATATTGACAAAAACAGCGCTATTCTTTTCTGCCTTAATCATCGCATAAGATGTGCCTTCTGCCGTGTATTCAACACGAATTTTTTCATCACTTGCTCCAACAAGCACAAAATCAGAAGCATCCTCTTTGCTTCCTGCCCAAATTTCGACAGGAGAATTTGCGACAACTTCAAACTTAACATGGCGAGGTTTAATGCTTGTAAAAGCAATCACTTCACCCGCCTTAACCTTAGTCCAAGACCGCAGAGGGCCATTCTTAAAACTTTTCATGTTTCACCTTTACGCATGGTTAAAAAAGGCGGGGAGGGGAGGACTCCCCGCCAGTTCGATCACTTCACAATGCGGTTGGTATCAACCAAATTGGTGATCGCTTCGTAATCGCTTGTCGCATCTGCTTCGAGCAAGCGTTCACCGAAGACCGTGTTGCCCGAAATCTGCAATTCGCTAATGCACATAATTTCAAATGCATCGCTCACCTGATCGGCAAACACCTTTTTATGCAAACCAGAGCATAAATAAAAATCGTCAGACAAAGTTGGATCGGTTGTTTCAACCGTCCAAATCTTTGCACGATCTTCATCAAATGCATCGTTTGCAGGGCGGTAATATTTACCACCAACATTAACCATGTCACGCTGCCATTCATGGTTAAGCGGAGCATAACCAAATGTGGCATCAGGATTGGAATGGTTCGTATCAAGGTGATCATTTTTGATGACAGACACCTTCTCAGGATCGAGTTCATCCCGAAGAGCGTTTGGCAACGCATCAGTAGAAGTTGTGTAAAGGAAATAATCCTTTTTACGTTCCCAAAGCTGCTCTGGAACAATCTCCGCAGTTACCATGATAACGCCGCCAGTGTTCATCTTTGGCGTGCGAACAGTCATATCAACCTGAGCAAAACCGTTGGTTGCAGATACATCAAGATTTGCTGCATCTGTCGCATAACGCTGACGATAACCAATCATTGTCTGCTGACGGCCAATCAAAATTGGTTGAGACATCGTTTCCTCAGGGACACGAATACCTTCCATCAAAAGATCGATAATATGATCGTCATCAATGCCGTCATACATCGACCGCATTTTAGCGAATGCTGCTGTCTTCTTGGCTTGCTCAATATCAGCCAATGACATGGTAGCAGAACCACCGTTGGTCAATTCTGCAAAAATGTCATTCCAAAGGAACTCATCACCAACATCAGTATAAAAACCTGCTGGAACTGTTGGATTGGCCGAACCGCCATAAGAACCGTTTGATGCAGCATAAACGCTCATACCGCTATCATACATACGATCAGCTTTAATAGGAGCTTGGAATGTCAAACCTTGCAAAGCGACTTCGCCATCCAAAAGCAACTGATCAAAATCTGGAACAATATGATTATTGC